CAAAGTCTAAATTTATCTTTATCAAGATTTAATACCTGATACTGGTTATTAGTACTTAAACCAGTAATAGCAGTAGCTCCAGCAGTAGTTGAGATACCATAATGAACTACTTCACCATCTTTAAATCCATGATTAGGAAATTCAACAAAATCTCTAAAAGTACTAACACCTGTAGGTGCTATAGAAAGTCTCTTATTTGTATATCCAGTTCCACCATCAAGTATACTAACTCTTGAAATTCTTCTCTTAGTATTATAATCTCTTAATTCATGTATACCAGTATTTAAATTTGCTGCTGTTGTACCAAACCCAACAGTATTAACTCCAGCAATAGAATCAGCTTTTGTTCTATAAAGCTTAAATATGGTTGCACTACTAACACCAACATAGTAAGATTGACCCTGAACTAAACATGTGTCAATACCAACAGGTGCAACAGTTGTAAGTCCAACAACAGGGTTATTGTTTGAGAAATAAAGTACCCTATCCCCATTTTTATAATAATGAGGTTTATCCATTATAAATCGACCATTACCTTGATCGGCATGTTCGATATTACCACCATTGTAGAAAGACTTAGCATTAAAGGTAAATTGTCTATATGCTAATTCTGTTATACCTCTTGCTTTTGCATTAGATCCATTTCCACCATGTATATCAACAGAAACTACTTTTTTAATTTCAAAATCAACTGGATCGATTAAAACATCTACAACTGTACCACCGATAGCTATTCTACCAAAAGCAGTGTTAATTCCCGTAGAACTGTTCTCTATACTAATTGAAGGTGGATAAAGAACATCATATCCAGTACCAGAGTTAACAAGATCAAGTGCTTTTAAAGGTCCATAGTAAATATACCTGTCAGATTTATAATTGGTGATTTCTACACCATTTACCAACATTCCAGTGTTACCATCCAATGTTTGCTCAGAAGTTGTCTGTGTTGCCTTTCCTTTAGACAAGTCCTGCTTTAAAATATACCTTTTAAGTGTTTTACCTGGGAAAATTGATTTTCTTGCTTGTTCTACTTTAACAAAATCATGAATTCCAGTTGTTACATCTGGAGGAGCAAATTTTACAGAAATTCCTGATGGAATAAAGGATCTGGAAGGATATAACTTAATTTTGTTCTTTTGTGATAATACTTCAACAAAATAAGAGTTTGCATCTAATCCACCAATAGAAATAGTGCTTCCAACAGGAACATACGCAATTTCTTCACCAGTTCTAAAAGGAACATCTTGTGGGAATGAAATTATGGTATATTTGTTAGATAAACTATCATAACCACCCCATGATCCACCAGATACAGTAGGATTGGTTAAAGTAGCATGAACTTTGTCAGTATCAATAGGATATGTGGGAATAGAGTTAGAAGCTACAAATCCCTCTTTCTCAGTGCTTTCTGAGTTCTTTTTATCTAAAATATAGGTGTTAGAAACATCACCTAGAAGTTGATTTTGACCACCAATGATCGGAACAAGAGTACTTGTTGCTTTTACTTGAATTCTTCGTATATCATAGTATAATGAAGGATCAGTTGTAAAAGTACCAGATACACTAATTGAATTGTTCGTCTTATTTACATAAGTTACTGTTAATGCTGACGCAGCAATTGTTTCTCTATCTCTTACTAATAAATCAATCTTATCACCCACTCTTAAGCTAGCTTTATCAATATTACCAGCTAAAGTAAATGTACCACCTGTTAAATCGGCAATTTGGTATCTAGCACTAGTATTATAGATCCAAGAGTTAAAGAAAATCTGCTCATATGTCTTTGATGTTAATGGATTGGTTATAAACCTTCCAAGGTTCTTAACATTAACTCTTGAAGCTAATGATAATCCATACAAATCTTGAAGTGCATCAAATTCACTCAAAACACCAGTTATTTTCATATTAACTGGTTTTTCTAAATTATTATCCTCATAACCATAAACAAAAGTTGGTGTAAAGATGTTTTTAGTAGATTCAATATCTTTTGATGTTGTAGTTACACCGATAAACTGGTTTATAGTCTTTTCAGTGTATTCCAAACGCATATAATCAGTTTCTGTAGATACACCTACCTCAATAACACCAGTTTGACCAAACCCAACAGTAGAATCAACTGTAATAACTGTTGCACCAAGACCAACCTTACCAACTGACTGCGTTCTTCCTGGAACAACAAATGTACCCTGTATTAGGTCTCTATCATCATATCCAATAAAGACAGATATACGATAATAGTCATCTCTAATCTGCACAACCTCTGAAATAGGTCCACTAGCAGCATTTACTAAAGAATTACCTATTTCATTGTCTTGGAACAGAGTTTGACCAATTAATTTATTGGCATCTCCAGAAATTACCTGTACCGCAAAGGATTCTCTCCTTAAGTAATTGGCATAAGATGGTTTAACAAGATATTTTTCAAGATCATTGATTTTTGGTTCTAAACCAAATAATGCTTTAAATAGAATCTTAAAAGACTCGTTAGTACCCTTTGATTCATATAAACTTCTTGCTTCTTTTATAAAATTATTAACATCTAAAGTAGGACTTAGCTGTACACCTTCCAATCCAGGTGAATACTGTGCTTTTAGCTTATCATAGAACTCATGAAGGAATAAGGCACTTAAATTCTGTATTACAGACCCAGTGTTATGATCAGAAGCAGCAGTTTGAGTCCATGAAAGGTTTTTTGAATCTTCATTTGCATGATATGTCTCAATACCACAAAAACCCCTTACACATCCAGTAAAACTGTTAGTTGTTACTCCCGAATAAGTAATAATTTCACTATCAATCTTTAAAAGACCCCATTCTTGTGGAAATCCCTTAGTAGTACCATTAACTATAATCTCATCATCAGTAATACTAATACTAGAAGCAATTGATACTTCTCCAGATATAACATCCTTTGTTAAATTGTCAAGTCTAATATATTTGTCAATATTTTCAGCAAGATCTACAGGGCCACTCTGATATTCTTGTGAAATATAATATTGCTTTAAAAAATCCTCAAAAAGGGGATTTTCAGCAAGAGCGAATTCTGGAGCCTGATCTCCAACAAGTTGGTATGTCTTAACTCTGGAAGATAAGGGGCTATAAGTTTCTATCATCCTTTTTTATGACCTTGTGATGGTTCCATTGTTATAACTAGAGGTCACTTTATATCCAATTCCAGATATTTGTTTTCCAGAAGATATTGTGTCTCTGACGATATTTATCTTAGTATTTGACATATCTAATTGAAGGTAAATATCCTTCAATCCAATAATATCATTAGATTCTGGATATGCCATAATTTCAACTATACCAGATGCACGAGAAGTTCCCGTTATATTGATAGTATTAATCATAACTTCACCTTTTGTATAATCAACAGTTCCTGCAGAAGGCAAAACAACAGCTGGTGCTTCATCAGACAATTCAGTTAGCTGAACTACAGCAATATCACCAGTTTTTCCATCAGAATGAGGAAGATCAGTGAAATATAATGTATTTAAATTGCCAGCAATAGTAAATCCAGTACTTTTAATGTTTTTACCACCTGGATTAACATGAAATGCATTTCCAAAGCACAATTCATACTGAGTAGAGGCATTAAAAACAGGTTTTAAGTCTCTTCTTATAATTAATTTGGTAATATTGGATGTAATAGCATTATTTGTCTCATCTATAACTCTTAAAGCATCAGAATACTTAAATCTACCACCAAATGCGTTCAAATTAGTAGATTTTCCATAATTTGTTAGTGAATTAGTAACTTGTGTCTTTAATCCATCAATATCACTATAAACATTTGAGTTAAAATAGACATTAGTGTCAAGTTCGATGTAAAGTATCTTCAGATCGACTATTCTTTGATTAATTCCAGCTATAGAATAGCTTTTTAACCTATCTAAGATCTGCACTTTAGTAAAGTCAGACAAATAGGTGGAATTTCTAGGTTTTACACTTAGTACAACAGTACCAAACTCAGGTGGATCCAACTCTTCACCACCAATGACAGAAACTGACTCTGCATCAGGGAACACACTCTGTATAATACCTTCGTAATCCCTTGCTGTAACCGCCCTGTACTGCGATGAGTACACTCTAGGTGCAATGTACTTAATAGAGTCTATATCTTCGATCTCACCGCCTCCCTTGGCAGTTTGAACAGTAGAAATGGTTGGTGTTATTGAACTAGAAAGAGGAGAATCAGCATCATCTACTGCATCTCCACTAAATGAGAAGAATTTTCCGTCATTTCCGTCCTTTCCATCAGTAATAATGTAGCTAACTTCAATAACATCACCATTATCAAGTTTTTTACCAAATAAACCATCACCAAATATCAATTCATACTTCTCATCTTTGATTTCTTGGATAAGATAGATGTTTGATTTGGCATCAAGGTTAATAATATTGTCAACTTTAGAATATTCCAGTCCAGAACTAGATCCAGACTTCCTTACAAACACTCTAATGGATGCAGTATCAATAAATGAGTTATCCAAAATAAACTTTTGGTCTAAACTAGCATTTACAGTAAAGAATTTCTTTAAAAGTGTTCCCTGATAGACAGTAATATTTCTAAATTTAGCAGTTCTTGGTGGATTTACTAAAATATTGCTCCCTTCATCTATTGGACTAGTAATAGTAATGTCTTCTGGGATAGAAAATGTATAAGAAGTGTTATTTTTTGCTCCAACACAAACCAATCCTTTCCTTAATTTAACACTATTACTATTTCCGTTGAATTTAAAGTCAAAATTTATAATAGCTTCTGCAGATTTACGAGATCTAGGTACATATCCGATATTTCTAGCTAAAGAAACTACATTTTCTCTTAAAGTTGCTGAATCCAAGAAGGATTCATTAACAACCATGTTGCTATTAAACGCTGAAATATAAGTATTATACGCTAAAATATCAATAAGAACCGACATATTCGATCCTTCAAAGTCAAAATCAGTAAAATTACTGTTTGCTCTTAGATAAGAACGAATTTGTTCCTTAATTTGGTCAAAATCAAGGTTAGTAAACTTAGTTACGGGCATTTTTCTACCTAGTTGCCTCTAAAATGAAATTAAATGATTGTAAAGGAGCAGGTTGTCCCACAATTTCATAAGAAATTTCTAATTCAAATTCATTTCTTTCGGGATTTGGGTTTGCTTCAACTATAGTATTAGCTATTCTTGGCTCATATAGTGCTAAAAGACTCTGTATTTCTCTTGCGATAACACCTCCAGTAGCAACATCACAAAAACCGAATAAAAGATCATATACATCTGATCCAATATCATCATAAAACCTCTCCTTAGTCTTGGTTTGTACCAGATTTCTCACGGAACGCATGATAGCTCTCTCGTTTCTCAAGACATTTAAGTCTCCTGTTACAGGATTTGGTTGAAAATCGAGGGTTATGTCTTTATATCCTCTGGATTTAGCCGCCACTAAAGAATTTGCAATACATATCAGGGTTATTTATACCCCATATTCTCAATTCCAACGAGTGACTACTAATTCGATGCTATTATCATCCATTTCCCACTCTTCTAACACTTCAAATCCATCATTTTTTATCTGATTATGAATAGTCATCCTTGCATATTGTTGTGTAACTTTCTCAATAAACCTTTTTGGAGGAATTGGGTCTTTCCAAGTTTGTAGGTCAGCTACTAGTTCATACTCTGTTCCGTTCCAACGGAATCCTATATCATTCCCTATAGCAACATCAACCTTTACTTTCTCATGGTTGTGATCAATAGGATTAACTAATAAATGATCCTCCTGTACATCGTACTGAAGGATCTGTAATGCTTCGAGTAAAGCAGGTTTTTTTGTTATCTTGGTCTTTATCGTACTGAAGTGTGACATTAACAACCTTCTGAATCGTGTACAAATTCTTCAACTGGTTCATTCTCGTAATAAGCAGGACTAAATTCCCTAGTTAATACTGTACCCAGTTCCTCTTCTATTCCTCTAGTTATCTCTAAACATTGATTACCAGTTACACCAGTTGTCTCTACCGATACTACACCATCTTGACGAATGGAATACTTAACCGTTTCCTGTTTGGACATAACTAAAAAAGCAAGTGTGTGTTATTTAGAACTGTTTAGGATGCGTAATAACATCTCCATGTATTTCACCTATATCATCTATATGTGCATGGTCAATCTTTTCTATATGTAAATGCTCTAGAGAATTAGCTATTCTTTCAAGAGCATTTGCAATACGGTTAAACTCTTCACTCATGATGGGATTTTCTCCTATGATAAATTTGGAAGCACATTACAAGTAATATGAGGATGAATACAATAATATCATCAATCACGGTTTACCTGTTTTTACCTGTGTCTCTAGTATAGCGTCTTTTATAACAGTTTTCAACTGTCTTAACTTTTTCTTCCCAAGTCC